AATTCGATCGATACCGGTTGAGGACCTGGAAAGCGATCGCGAACACCCCATGCTTTCGCAATGTATTCTTTGACATGCTCGTACATGTTATTCATTTGCTTTTAAACTTTAATTCGCTTTAACACCTGCCGCGTTCAAAATGTTACTGATACATTCATGACCATATGTCATGGTTAACTTAGCTGCGGTAAATGCATAGATTTTTACACCATTCTCTTTGAACTTTTGGAACATAGTTTTCATTTGGGGTGGCACTTTGATCTGCCCAGTCTTTTTGTCTTTCAAATGCTTTGAGACATTTTTACAATTCATGAACCAAGCGCGAGATGATGTTTCACTGACGGTCCAAATATATTCTGAAATTTTTCTATCCACTTTGGTATCAAAGTTGAGACCCAATTGTTCGGTCGGTTCGTTGACCTCTTCGAGAACCTTCTTCTTGAACATATTCCAATCGATACCTTCAGTCACTCCCGGGAAAACGACGCACCCGACACCTTCGTGAGGCTTCATAATTTCTCCCAAACTTTTTTCATCAATCTGAATACCAAAGTCAACGAATAGAATGCGGTCGCACGTCTTCATGTGATTTTGAATGGCTTCAGCCTTTTGATAAGGGTCGTCGTTCACAAAAGAAATGTCATTCTTGTGACCACTTTGAATACAAAGAATGTTCAACTTCAAAATACTATGCAAAGTCTTTACGTGGCATGACTTTGATCTCGTAACAATGATCGACCCAATCTTCATTTGATTACGCAACGTCTCTAAACCTTAAGTCTATCATTCAAGCAGCCAACAAATGGTAGATTACCAATGTGTCCAAGGGTCGTTGCAACGCTTGCGTAGATCTTTCCGTCACATTGTTGCCACCTTCGACAAAATGCGTAGTCTTCGGAAAGATATCTCTTAGAAACGGGGTCAATCATACAGTCAAAACATGCGTGATAGTCGTCGAAGTCTCTGTTTTGGTGGTCATTTTTACACCACAACTCTGGAAACTTTTCTTCTAGCTTCTTGAAGACATCACGCTTGATCAACATGAAACCCGTCGGTCCGTCAAGAATTTCAATGAAACCATTTTCGACGGATCTTCGAGCTGAACCAATGTTTACGACAAGACTCGATGAAAGCATGGCCATGTTTCGATCATCCCCCTTCTTAATGGCGTCACGAGCTTGGTCCCACATGACACATTTTTTAGGATAGCACGCCACGGAGATATCGTGTCCCGATTCGAGAAGTGTCACGACGGCTTGTGGATCAAAGTCAACGTCGGCGTCAATAAACATGAAGTAGTCCGCATCAGTCTTTTGTATGAAGCGACCGACTGCAACATTGCGAGCACGGTGTACGAGTGATTCATTTTCGGTAGTATCAATCATGAGTTGAATACCTTTTTGTATTAAAAGTAGTTGCAACTTAATAATGCTAATCATATACTTGTCTAGGCAGAGACCACCGTAACACGGTGTACTCAAAAACAATTTGACCATAGTTTAATAGCTAACGTTCTTACGCTCTAAGTGCTTTTTAACAATATTTTCAATCTTGTTTATGGTGGGCACAGACACTTCACACTTTGAACATATGTCATTTTTCGTGAACGAACCACGAAGGGTAATCAATATAACAGCTGACGCAATACTGTTCGGTGTTTTGCTCATCAAGTCAACACAGTCTTCAAGTTCTGCACAAAGTCTTGAACATATAGATCTATAGTCTTGACCGACGTCAAAGTTTGCTAAAAGTCTATGCACCACGTCGTATGGCTTCGTGATGTAATTCTTTTCAGTCTTACCCATGATTGTTTCTTTGAACAATTGTGTAGTCCGACTAATATCTTTACTTTGAATACCAAACATGCCCGCAATTTCTTTGGTTGTCCGCGGAACATTCGCTAATCTACATGCATAGAGTACACAGTTACCCTTGATGCCTGTACGCACAGCACCTCGAGTAAGTTTGGAGTCATCAAATTTTTTGTACATTATTTTAGCGTCCTTCAATATAGAGTCTGGAAGATTGAAACACGCCTCGTCGATATCTTTATACGCATGAAACAGTGCTCGATCTTTGTGGTTCATAGACATGTGAAAGTTAATCTTCGCCATGCGTTTGATTTCGTATTTAGAACTCGCAGTCGTAGACATAACAGTTCCTTTGCCCCATGATTGCGAGTACAATTCAGGGTTTGCATTTGGATTGCCACAACGAGATGGATCACTGACTTTACCATCTTCACTGACACCACTCGTCCATTCGGGTGATTCATCTATGAAACTATCTTCAACTAGACCGCATTCCGAACAGACAGGAAGTCCTTCTGGTGAAAAAACTTTAGCTCCGTTGCACTCCTTGCAAAAATTTTTATTACTAACTGGCCTTATTTCATTTCTGATTGTGAGTTCATCAATTTGATTCCATATAGCAGCCAATTCCATTGTAATTTTGACAAACTTATTAATCTCTGAAGAGAACACGCACTTAGGTTCTAAAAATTCAGTTCGTCTGCTTGTCTTTTAGCTAGCATTTCAATCAAATCAACGCGTTCTTTAAAACTTCGAGCACCTGGGGATTGAGGTTCCCAAGCTTCCCATTCTTTGTCAATAATTTCATATCCGGGTGGTGCATTGACATCACCGTCAATTTCGTCATCCGGAACTATGAAATCATCCATTTCAGAGTCTGTACCATCTTCGTAGATCTCACTGTCGGAGTCTTCGACATCAATTTCGTCGTAGATGACATACATGTTTTCACCCAGTGACTTCATACCAATGTCAGCAAATGTTGTACCACTTAGGTAGTGTTCGCAAATACTTTCATACGGTGCCGGATTCATATCACCACCTTCAAGTTGATAGACACATGCAGATTTGTACAACTTTTCGGTCGGTGAAATATAATGAAGACCCAAAACATTTCCAGTATTCATGCCTACGATGGCAAACATCTCTTCTTCTAGTTCATTTTCGTTTACGAGCACTTTCACAAAATCGTTCTGTATAATTTCTTCGCGCGAAATCATACTTAGAGTTTTCGGACAAAAAATTATCAGGCCTAATAACACAGATGAAAGTTCACATTTATTCGAAGGAAGGATGCCAATATTGTAACCTAGCCGCGGAGCTTTGTGCTTCCGAGGGGTTGGATTACGAAAAGATTATGATAGAAAAGGACAAGTTAAAGGACTTGTGTGGTGGAAAATTGGATTCTTACCCTCAAATATTTGTGGACGATCGTCACATCGGTAACTATTTTGAATTCCAGGACTACCTCGAAGAAGAATATGAACCACTGCTCACCCCGTCACTCGATAGATTCACAGTCTTTCCTATTAAGTATCCAAACTTGTGGGACATGTACAAGAAGGCACAAATGTCCAATTGGACAGCCGAAGAGATTGATTTCTCCAAAGACATGGAAGACTGGAAGTCTCTCAATGAAAATGAGCAAAAGTTTATCAAGTATATCTTGGCATTCTTCGCTGGTTCCGATGGAATTGTTTTTGAAAACATTAATAACAACTTTGCCGATGAAGTTCAAGCATCTGAAGCTCGATCATTTTATGCTTACCAGTCTCACAATGAAATGGTGCACGGTGAAACATATTCCAAGTTGATCGATAAATACATCAAAGACGGTACCGAAAAGAAGCAACTCTTTCAAGCGGTCCAAACAATTCCTTGTATTGAGAAGAAGGCTAATTGGGCCATGAAATGGTTCGACACAAAGTCTCGCTCTTTCGCCGAAAGGCTTTTTGCATTTGCTTGTGTCGAGGGAATTTTCTTTTCTGGATCTTTCTGTGCCATTTTCTGGTTGAAGAAACGTGGTCTTCTGCCGGGTCTTTGCTTCAGTAACGAACTTATTAGCCGAGACGAAGGACTTCATCAAGAGTTTGCCGTTGAACTCTTCAAGATGCTTCGCAATAAACCATCATCGAAGGTTCTTCAAGACATTGTCAAGGAAGCAGTCGAAATTGAAAAGGGTTTCATTCTCGATGCCCTTCCTTGTAGTCTCATCGGTATGAATGCAGAGAAGATGTCTGAATACATTGAATATGTTTCGGATCGTCTTTTGAAGCAAATTGGACAACCACCCATTTGGAATTCCAAGAATCCGTTCGATTTCATGGAGAACATTAGTTTGGATGGTAAGACAAATTTCTTTGAAAAGAGAGTTGGTGACTACGGAAAGTTGGATGATGACTCGGATGATATCGAGTTTGACGAAGACTTCTAGACAGACTCCATTCTATCGAGACCATCGTCTGCACTATTTCTACGTTTAGCAACGGCGGACAACGCGGTTAACCATCTCGTCACAGCTCGTTTAGACGCGAGTTGTGAAGAGGTCTCATCGCTCACGATTATACTTAGACCATTACACACATCCGGTTTGTTGAGACGATCTGAAAATTCTATATTGAATGCCTGAATAGATATGGCTGGTATGTCCGGTGCTTCATCCAAAAGGCGATCGTATTCTTCGCGACATTTCTTGACAAAATCTATAACACACGTTCGGCCTCTAGTATCTAAAGAAAGTTCCATTTGTATGTTCCGATAAAATTTTGAATACTGAATGCACATCGCAGAATGGTTTTCGGACAATGATAAACTTTGACTGAATTTACTTATGGATGTGAGGATACCACCGATCACATTGAGAAATGCAAACATGTACTGGACAATCATAATTTTGGATCTTGTTTCTGGTGTGACGTTTTCATTGCCACTTGGATTGAGTACGGCAAAACCTCCGACACCTGTGATACTCGCGATAATGATACTTGGATATGAAAGATAGTCATTTTGTTTTTTAAAATGTAGTCTCGCGTGATTGTGTAGCCAACGATATCCAGCGGCTCGTTCGGCCCACGAATTAAGAAGACCTTCTTGTTTGGAACACCATTGGTGTTTCTCTCCTTCTTCTCCCATTATTTTACGCGCGCAATTTTAATCACGGTCGCTTCTTGTCTGGCCATGGTATCGACGAGTTCATTTTGTGGTTGACCATTGTGTGCCCTGACCCATTTCCATTCGACATTTGATATTTCTTGTGAAAGTTGATCAATTTTTACCCAAAGATCTTTGTTCTTTACGGCAGTTCCGGATGACGTTTTCCAACCATTGAGTTTCCATTTTTTAATCCAAGAAGTTATACCATTCTTTACATAGTTACTATCTGTAAAAATTGTAACAGAACCTATTTCACGCTTGATGCATTCTTCAAGAGCTTTGACTACCGCGGTCATTTCCATGATGTTATTCGTTGTGTTGTCTTGACCACCTGATAGTTTAAAGTCTGGACCTAACACGGCCCATCCACCTGGCCCGGGATTTCCTAAACAACTTCCATCGGTGTAGACCAGCATATCTTATTACTCTTTGCGATGTTTTCTTTAGCTGGCAATAATTGAAGGTTGGTATAATGAAAACACTTTCGCTGCTGCTCTTCGTCGCTTATATCAAATGAAGAGCACGGTATGATGTGATCTATGTGTGCATCCGAGTAGTCCTGAAATTATTTCTAGTTCACGAACGCGAGACAAACATTAGGGTACTTGAAATATCTTAATGTTTGTGTTAATGATTTTTATACTAAAATGTAGCCATAACTTTCTTAGTTGGAGAAAGCAAGTCCGCCCATTCCGCTTTGTATGCGAAGGACGTTGTAGTTGGTCGCGAACATGTTGAGCGACGTCGCGGCACCGGACGCCATGCTGGACTTAATCTTGAGGGCAACTTGGGCGTTGTCAATACGAGAGAAGTTGCACGTACCGGTCGGTTGGTGCTCTTCCGGCTTGAGGGCGAAAGAGTACGCGTACACACCCGGCATCGGGCAGCCAGAGTGGTGGTTGAACGGTTGCACTTGGTTGAAGTACTTACCGGTTTGCTCCTTGAAGCGATCTTGGCCGTTAAGGACAAGTTTGAAGGTGTCGAGCGGACCGACAGCGGCGGCAGAAGAGGCACCTTCTTCGACCAATCGGAGACCACCGTTGGCACCCGCGGAGAAGAGCGGGACACCGGTCGCTTGTGTGAGCGGCACGTAGCAGTTGGATTCGGAGACGGCCGTCGGGTCAGATTCGACGACGACATCACCCGTCGCAACGTTGGAGGAGAAGTTCCACAACTTGTCTTCCGCGGAAGACGCACCAGTGACAGCCCAGACGAGTTCCTTCACCGGGTGGTTGTAGGACAAACGGATGTTCTTGGTATCACCCGAGGTCACGGCATCGACACCAGTGTGTTGCACTTGTTCAATGAGGTATTCGTGACCCTTTTGGGCGAAGCGTCGGCGTTCTTCAGTGTCGAGGTACACGTAGTTGCCCCAAACCTTGAAGGTGTTGGTACCGAAGTAGACTTCGAACATGTCAGACAAATCGAAGTCAATGCGCACTTCGTGGTATTGAAGGGCAATGAGCGGCAAATAAAGACCCGGATTGCGGTTAAAAAAGAAGATCAACGGCAAGAACACTTGACCCTTACCCGTCGTCATCTTCGCGTAGTTCGCCTTCTTGGATTCATCCAAGTAAAGCTCAGAGTACAAACGCCACCAGCGTTGGTAGTGCTTGTCGATGCGTTGACCACCGATGGAGAGTTCGGCCGTCTTGATCGCACGTTCCGCAACCCAGTTGCAGTCCGTGGCACCAGACTTGGAGGTGAGACTAGCCTTCGACGACAATTCAACGTACATGTCACCGATCAAGTCACCGTTGCGGGCAACAGTCACGGAGATGCGACCGTTGTTAGCCGGGTTACCGTTCGTGGTTTGTTCGATGTTTTCCATCGCAAAGTTGGTGTGTCGCTTGTACACAGCCTGGAAGAAAGTGACCTTCGGGTTACCCGTAAGGTAGACATCTTGAGCGCCATAGGCAACCAGTTGCATGAGACCGCCAGCCATTTTGAGAGTTTTTGTACTATATACAGAGATTTTTTTTTGGCCTGGTACCGCGCGACGCGAAAAATTGATGTTGGTCTTTTCTCAGTATAGATCAAATGTCGAGTGACCAAGAAATTGAAGAAGGTGAAATTGTTCCGGTCGAAGAAGACCTCATTGACGATGAAGAAGATTTTGACTTTGAAGAATCCGGGATCGATCTTGTCGATATTCTCACGACCCCGGATGGTGACACTGTTTGTTCCGCCCTGGTTGCACTTGTTCAACAAATCCAAACCCAAAATAAAATCCTGATAAAGATGCTCGGTAAGATGGGTTAAAAAATAGAAGCGAGTATTAGTAAATTAAGGGATGGAGACTCACTTCATATCCGAAGATGCAGATCAACATCAATCGAATATGGAGATGTGGAAAAGTCAGATTCAGTCATTAAGTTCTGAAGAGTTGGTGGAATTTTTGTCTGGACTTGAAAATGAATGGTATATCGGCGCACGTCGAGATTCAAAAATCTCCTCTGAGTTGGGATATAAAAAATTCTTCAGACCGGAAGAGATAGACCCCGAATCTGGAAAACCTTATAGAGTAGATATCGAGTTGCTTTCTGGAAAACACAAGAGTATTCTTACACACCTTGGGCAGCTGTATCATCGAGGTGAATCTCTTGACATTCTGGACTACGAACCAGATGATGATGGCCTGAAAGTTTCGGTACGTATTAATCGTTTGATTGATCAAGTGGACGATGCATTTCAAATTGTTTTTCGTAACACGAGAATCTACGAACGTATCAACAACCCGACATTTGTTCCCATCAACCCGGAAACAGATCATTCATTATTCAGATGTAGCACCATCAATGTTGATGAACTTACTCCGTATCAACAAGGAATCGTAGCTGTTCTGAATCACACGTACACAAACAACATTAGGCGTTACAAAGGATATTGTTGCACACAGATTGTTACCCCCGAGGGCTACTCAACTCGTGCATGGAAGCCAGCGAAAACTATCCAAGAAGAAGTTCATATGTTTGCTCAAAAAGAAACAAACTTTGAAACTTGGAAGAATCTGACATCTCGTGGTTCTGGTTTCAATGATGTGATTAATCATTTATCAAAGTGTTCTGACATGCAGTTCCCAGAGATTTCTAAGAATCGCCATGTCTGGAGTTTCAAGAATGGTGTGTTCATCGGTAAGGAATGGGTTCCTTCAACTGGTAGGTACGAATCTAAATTTTACAACTATGAAAGTAAGCAGTTCAAGTGTCTCGATCCAACTATAGTGAGCTGTAAATACTTTGATCAAATGTTCGAAAGTTATGATCACATTGAAAACTGGTGGGACATTCCAACGCCGTATTTCCAAAGCATCATGGACTATCAAGGTTTTGATGAAAAAGTGTCCAAATGGATGTACGTGATGGGTGGTCGTCTTTGTTTTGACGTCGGTGACCTCGAGGGTTGGCAAATTGCCATGTACTGTAAAGGGGTTGCCAGAACTGGTAAGTCTACTTTATTGACCAAGGTGTTTAGAAAGTTTTATGAAGCTGAAGATGTTCGCGTCTTGAGCTCCAACTCTGAAAAACAATTCGGTCTTTCTGGTATCTACGATGGTTTCATGTTTATCGCTCCCGAGTGTAAATACAATATGAGCTTGAACCAAGCGGAACTTCAGCAAATCATTAGCGGTGAAGATGTGAGCTTGGCCATCAAACATGAAAAACCAAAGTCAATGAGGTGGACGACTCCGGGATGTATGGCGGGTAACGAATTACCAGACTACAAAGATGCATCTGGTTCCATCCTCCGACGTCTTTTAGTGTTCAATTTTCCGAAACAAGTGAAAGACAATGACACAGATCCACAGTTGGACGACAAATTGGAACGCGAACTTCCAGCCATCTTATTGAAGTGTGTGCGAGCCTACCTCGACTACGGTCAAAAGTATGCAAACAGAGATGCGTGGGCCGTAGTTCCCAAGTATTTCAAGGAAATTCAAAAGCAAGTGGCGATGGTCACGAGCTCCTTGACTAACTTCTTGGAAAGCAGCTTGGTAATTCGAGACAAGGATCTGTATGTTCCTCAGAGCATCTTTGTCCAGGCTTTCTCTCAACACTGTTCACAATCAAACCTTGGAAGACCCAGGTTCAATCCAGATTTTTATGCAGGTCCCTTCAGTTCTTATGGCATCGAAGTTCGCGATGAAGCAATATCTTACAAGGGTCGGGCTTACAGAAAGCAACCAGTCATTTATGGTCTCGATGTGGTGAATGAAAACGAAGAGATAGTCACGAGTGGGTATTAAAAAAAATCAGGTGGTATAGTAATATGGACATCCAGCGTATGCGTCAGTTTGTCAAGAACTCAAACATCGAGGTTGAGTCTAACAACAACAATGACAACGCCTTGGCCGCCAACATCGAGGCAGCTATGGCTCCTCAACCTCATGAGGGTGCTGAAAACTTAAACAAGTTTTTAAAGAATGAAACTGTCGGTAATTTTGCCGAGTTTTATCGGGTGAACAACTCTGGTTTCTACGTGAGTGATCTGAAACCCGGTATGTTTAATGTCACAGTGAACCGTAACTTTGACTCTGCAACACGCGTTGATCTCGGTGCTCTATTGAAGAAACCAATTCTTCCGGCGGCTCCTTTAACTAAAGGTATCAGCATAGAAGTTTTGGAAATAAAGGGTATATACGGTCGTTTCCAAACTGGTTTCCGTAAAGATACTCAAGGATCTCAAGGATCTCAGACGCGTAAAGATTTCTTTTCGGTTGATTACAAAGCTCGCATCTTCAATGACAAAGGTTCGAAGGGTGTGAGTTTCACAATCTACAAGAATGGTAAGATTCGATTTTCGGGTGGGTTCTTGGGACTCGAGAAGGTGACAGAACAACCCAATTTGATTCGTACGTACATGATTGATAATTATACGGATCGATCTTCATTCTTGTATGGGAATGCATTCTATAACAACATCAGCGGTCAGTTCAAAGTGAACGCCAAATTTAAAAGCATTTCAAGTTTGCCAATGCGTGGTCAACGCTATGGTCTCGAACCGACAACAAGCTATGAAGCTGAAATCGCTGCGCCCATTCTTTATGTTGACTACCAAGGGTACAACTTTAACATGTCCGAAAACGGTGTCGTTCAAATTTTGGGTCTCGATGAACCAGAAAACCTGGTCGCGGCCTACAAGGTTGGTTCCGAACTTATGCGTAAGTTTAAAAGAGGCGGTGAGTTTATAGTCCAAGATATTAAAAAGTCTCCGAAACGTCGAAGACTCAAAGTTAAGAAGACTACTTGTCCGAAGACACGTGTGCCACCGTGCAAAGCTGGGTATGCCGCTAAGAAAAATCCCCAAGGATTTGATTGTTGCTACAAGATTCCCAAGAAATCGAGCACAAACAATGCACAACCACAGAAAAGATTCGTGGTCGCGTTTGATAACAAACAAAGATTGAAGATTAATGGTCTTCAATGTGCTCGCTATCCTAAGCCAGAGCTCGTTAAGATTGCTCGTGAGATGGGTATCGTCGGTATCAAAGAAAAGACGACTGTCAAGGAACTGTGTAGTCTGATTTCTTCGGTTCGTCGCATTAATCCTGTTGTGAATAGTATCAAGGTTGGCAGCAAGCAAATGTCTGTGAATGGCCAAGGTAACAAGTTCCGATTGAGCAAGAGAATGTGCAAGACTTACAAGAAAGCCGATCTCATTAAGATTGTTGAGGGTCTCGGTCTACGAAGAACGGGTAAAGAGACCGTTCCAGTTTTGTGTTCCATGATTGAAAGATATAAACCAGCTAACTCTTTGAGGAATAAAGTCATCAGTGCCTACGGGTCCGCATGGATGAACAAGTACCGAAATGTCATGGGACCCATCAATGGTGATGTCAAGATGCTACGAAATAAAATTGGACAAACAAATGTGAAGAATGTTGACAACCTGATCAAAAAGACAGTCGCGGCTCTAAAGAAATCTAGAAAGGCATCTCTGGATAAAAAGTTGCTTAAGAGTAATGGTGTCGGTAAGAACAATAATGGAACGCCTAAAGCCACCAAGAGATCTGGTAACAAAGCGTCTGGATCTCGGAAGAAGTAAATACGGACATGGTGTGCGTGTAAATTCAGATACCATGACGTGGGGAACTCGGAAAAATTCTTGGATGGAAATGGCTATCGAAGAGTTCCTTGATGGTATCATTTACATTATAGCCGACTACATTCGCGAAGGAAGAAATTCCAAACGTGTAGTATCAGACCTTGAATATAAATTCATGTGCAAAAACAATACACACATAGAAAAACCAGATCCAATTGAATGGCTCAAGCAACATGATGGGCAAGATGATAACGAACTCATCATGTTTATTTTGGATCATCACAAACATATTGAAAGTGACCATCACAAATTGACGATTGAATCATTGATCAACACGACAAATTTTTGTTTATAAACTTGTTGGGCTCAGCTATTTGTTTCAAGTGGGTCGTGTGGTATGAAAAGTCGTAGCCAACAAAGTAATCTTTTATTTGTTGTGACACACTCGTCGCTTCACCAAGTCTCGGAATACCCGTGCAGACTGACATCTTTTCGATTTCCAATAAGTAATCTTCCATAGCAACAAATCGACGAAGGTTTTCATCAGACATACCATTTTCCTTCATCAATTTGTACATGGTCGCCGAAGCCCCTTGAGACATGTGAAAATTTTTGGAACCACCAATCTGCTCTGACGGACTGTTGTAGAATGCATACATGAGAGCTGCCCCAATTAAAAGAGGAATCATATTAATATACCTAAAGATATTTTGACAGTAAAAAATAGAAACGTATGTCTGCAGGTGTTCTCATCGCTGGTAGTCTGTGCCCGGGTATAAATAATGCGATCCGTCACATTGTAGTCGCTGAAAAGTGTGCTGGTCGAACTGTCTATGGATACATGGATGGATTCAGGGGACTCAACCGGGACAAAAAATACAGAGTTGACCTCATCGATCTCTACGATGAAAATGGCTCAATTCTTCGAATGTCTAGAGAACCATTGGATCTCGAACGAGCGCGACCCCAACTTGAAACACTTGACCACCTCTGGTGTATCGGAGGTCGCGGAACCATGGCCGCGGCTAAAGTGATTGCAGCCGATGAAAATCTTGATGT